CAGCGCACGGCCGGACGCCTCAGCATCAGCCATGATGATCTCCGAGGTCGATATCCGTGGTGGACGTGACCGGCTCCGCAGCGGCCGGTTGACCCGTCGCCTCAACCGGCGCGCTGTAATGCAGTTCGCGGAGCCGGTTCATCGCTTCAACGCCGTTGGCAGCGTTGATGCTCACGTTGCCGTGTCGGGCCGTCCATCCCGTCTGCTCGTCCCACGTCACATCGGCGATACCAGCACCGAAACAGGCGGCGCAGCACGGCGGCACGAGGTCGGGTCGGGATTCGGACATGCAGGAGCCTGCCTTTGCGGCTATTCTCCTACTTCTCCCGTGGGATTACAAGGAGTTCAACTCCTACTGTGGAGGTAGGAGTTACGCTGTCACCTTCGCCAGTTCAGCGCGGGCGGTACAGGAGGGACACCAGGGGATCAGCACTTGGAGCGCCGCGCAGTCTTCCGCAATCTCCGGAAGTTCTGTCCATTGCCAGTAACACGGTATCTCCGCCCGCACTTCGAGGATCAGGCGGTCGATGTTGGCCGAGTGCCCGTCGTAGTCGCAGGAGTATTCCTGTACCGCGAGCCTCGCCCGCCCGAGCGACGTCAGGCTGCGCGCGTACTCGGTGAGTCCGTCGGCGTCACTCATCGCCCCATCACCATCCTTCCGCCCGGTAGCCTGACCATCTTCATCTGCCTCCCCTGTACGGGATAGTACGCCAGAATCAGCGCCTCCGCACGGTCCGGGCTCTTGACGCCACGCTTCCGCGCATCGTCCTTCGACTCGATCTCGACCTGGCCCCGGCTGTTGAGCTTGTACTTCACCGTCGAGAGCTGCGCCTGCGTCCGCTCATCGGTGAGCCCGTTTAGCTCGCCCCGCGCCAGCCGGTTACGCATCATCCAGTACGCCTCGCCCTTGGCGTTGCGGAACCCCGGCCCCGTGCTGTCCGTCTCTTTGTGGCTAGCCTCGCCGCCGGCGTTCCACTCGACGACGTTATGCCCGAGGTCGCGCATGTGCTTCGCGAAGTTATAGCCGATGCCGGTCGCGTCGACCACAACGGCATCGAGCAGGTTATGGTGCTTGGCCAGCAGCGCAGCTACGTCGCCCCGCGGGTCGCTGCCCGTCCACGCGCCGAAGTCGACCACGGACGGCCCCTCGCGGACGTAGACGACCGTCTCATCTTCACCGGGGCCGGCGACGTCGATGCCCGCCTGCCGCCTGCCCTGGCCTGCTACCGATGGTCTGCTAGCTGCTGCCTCGATCCACGCGAGCGAGTAGAGGCTATCGTCCGATTGCGTCGGGAACTGCGCCCGCACACGCGCCTGCCAGAACGGGTGAGACTCGCCGTACTCGCGGTATTGCTCTGCGACCCACCTCCGGGTCACGAGGTACGGCTGAACGTTGTCGTCGAGGTCCACGCTGCCGCTCACGAGTTGCTCGAGCGTCACCCCTCGGAGGTTGGGCGTGTCGAACGCATCGATCGTGTACGTCTGCCAGTCCTCGCGTTGACCGTGGAACGCCTCGTAGAACGGACCGCCCGGCACGACAGGGTTGCCGATGGCCAGCACCCGGACGTCGCCGCCGGCGCGGATGCCGTTGATCGCCTCGTAGATGTCGGCGCCGACGCCGGGCGCCTCATCGAGGATGACGATGACCACGCCGCCCTCGTCGGCATGGTAGCCCTGGAACCGCACGGACTCGTTGGTGCTGATCCCCTCGGCGTAGCGGGAGCCGGTGGCGATCACGATGTCCGTCTTATTGAGCGCGGCCGTGATCTCGGGGAGCCGGACCGGCGCGCCTTGCAGCGCTTTGTGAATCTCGCCCCAGAGCAGCGTTTCCACCTGATGCCACGTCGGCGCCGTCGTCACGACCTTGATCCGCTCGTACTCCGTCAGCGCCCAGATGACGAGCTCCGCGGCCGTGAACGTCTTAGAGGATGCGTGACAGGCCTTGACGGCGACGCGGGCATGGGGTGTCGCCATCGAGCGGAGGATCGCGGCGGGTGTATCCCATACATCGTGTCCGAGGATGCCGCGCGAGAAACGCACGGGGTCGCGGACCAGAGTGCGGAGCCTGCGCTCCTCCTCAGATATCGCCATCGGCGCGAGCTTCGATATCGGCGAGGGCGGCCAGCGTCAACGTGAGGTCGCCCGAGACTTCGACCTTATCCGAGACCTTGCCGTCGGTACGCTCGATCAGTGCGCGGAAGTACTTCTCATCGCCGAGTTTCGCCATGCCGATGGCCGTACGGATGATGGCGCGTGCGTCCTCATCCGTGAGCAGCTCGCCGATCATTGCGGCCAGCGATACACCTTTAGGCCGCCCCCCAGGGTTGCCGGATACGCCTTTCGGCCACGGGCGCAGGCCAGGGTGGCCAGGCACTGTTACCCCTGTGTTTTCAGTGGCAGGCGGCCGTTCGCTCGTTGGCGTGCTGTCGGTGAGAGCTTCGTGAATCTGCGCCGCCTGTTTTGTGGTTGACATCGCTCCCGCCAGCGGTCGGGTGCCGCGCGCGAGTCTGATCCTTGCGCCGCGATTGTTTCGATCGAATCTTACCACGCCTGTCAAGTGCGCTGGGAATATGCGCATTTGCAATGCCTACCCTATTGGCAGGCACTCCCGCCTACCCCATACTACACACATCAGCAGGTGAGCAGTGAGGAGTACGCAGATGGCGAGCAGGTACGAGACATCAGCAGAGAGGCAGATCCGCGAGCTGCGAGAGCGTGTAGCCGCAGACGACGAGCAGCCGCCACGGGGCACGCTGTACTACCGGGCTGCGGACGGCACGCCGACATACGCTGAGATCGAGTGGCGTATCGACCACGCAATGTCCTCCTACGGCATGCCCGTGCTGGTCGTCGTCGCCAATCATCGCACCGATGCGACACTGATCAAGGGTCAGGCATACGGCCCTGCCGAGCTGCCTACGCCCAGCCGGATCGACTGGGACACGGGAACGGGGCCCCGTCAGCGTGCCGTATTGCGCGCCGCGCTCGATGCTGGTTACCCCGTCGAGCGGCGAGGAATCGACTACAGCGACATCGGCTAGCGCCCGGACGCTTGCCCCTCACGAGGGTCAGGCGCTCGCGCTCTAGCGAGACGACAGCAGGAGAGGAGCATCATGGAGACGCAGACACGCACACAGCACACGTGCCGGTCTGGCAACT